GTTACATCCGATCCATTGATGCGGGGCCAAAACCAGAAGTTTACTGTGCTGCTAGACGTTGACGCAATCTGCGCAGAAAAGCTAATCATGTATTGACCTGCTTCAGCAAAGACAAGGCGTGATGCTGGGGTGCCGTTTGTTACACCTTCAGCAATACTTGATGTGTAAGTCAAAGCGTAGGCTGTGTTTATTGATGCTGCTGTCTGGTCTGCTGTGATTGCGCCTGCGTATTGACCATCCTCAAGAACGATCTGCACAAACTCACCGTCCTTGGATACAACAGGATACTTGTTGGTGCGATCCCACAGGATAATGCCATCCTCAGAGGCAGAGCTATATTGATCCTTGGCGTCTAGCTGATTGAGAGCCTTGCCAAGAAACTTACGGATATTCTCTGCCCATGCTTGTATGTCTGGCGTAAACGGCGGGACAATTCTCATCGCCGCCCGCCTTGCCGCGCATCAAGTCGCATGATGCCAACGCGCCAATCTGCATCCTCTACGCCCTCAATCCGCATACGAACTTGCCGACCTTGAAAACGCACAGACGTTGGGTTGCTCATAGTGAACGGCCCGTATTCGCGTTCCTCTGCGTTAGGATAGTAGCGCGTCTTGAACTTAGCGTTTACATCGCCCTGCGTTTTTTCATCAGGGATAAGCTCAACGACATTCATAATGCTGTCGCCTGTGCCAATGGCGATTGGGCCTGTTTCTGCGTATGGTGTGTCTGATCCGTAGTTGTAGCCGATCTCATGCTCATACAGCGTTCCATCGCTTGCAATAAACATCGGGAAGCGGAACACGCCACGATCAACACCCGCAGTGCGATCCATTGTGCCTGTCATCCAGATATTTTCTGCATAATCGTAGGCCACATAACGATCACACTCTGTGCTATTTTCGCTTGGATAGAACCACCAGATTTCATTCCACGCGCTATTGACCGTGCAAGATACCTTTGAACGCTGATCATTATTCATGTCGCTAAAGACATAATCAGCAACTTCGCATGGCAAGTCTTGAACGCGGCCGCCAGAATACACAAAGAAGCCCCTGCGACCCATCCAGAATACGCCATTATCAACAGATGCCGCAGCCTTTGCCGCAATCAATCCGCATGACGTGCCGACACGCTCAAAGCCATACACGAACGGCGGGCCTTGATATGTCATGCTGTGCGCATCTTGATCTGTAAGAATTAGCGACTGACCGCGTGTGCGTAATCCCGCTAGGATTTTACCGTTGGTCTGGATGTTAATGTCACCAGCTTGGTTTGTCGCCGCCGCAGTCCACGTTGTGTTGTCCTCTTGGTCTGACCACTGAATTTTGCGAGGATCACCGCCTGCGCCAAAGCACACAACAAAGCGTTCCTCAGTAACCATCATGCCAGTGCAGCTTGTGGGTGCGCCAGAGATAAGCGCAGCGTCAGTTGCCGTATCTAACTGCCACTCATATAGCTTTCCGTCCTCATCTGACATTGCCAAGAGGTATTCGCCCCAGTTTTCCAACGACCATGTGGTAGCTGTCTGGATTGTCTCAGTGTCAGAGCGAGGAATGCCGTATTCTTCGTTTCCGTAAAAACCACCGCCAAATGCAGAGTTGATCGTTGCATCAACGCGGCCCGCAGTTAATCCTGTGGGCGTTATGTCTGTCGCTGTGCCGTTGGCATTGATTGCATAGAGGCTGTTATATGTTCCCGCTGCGATCTGACGTGTGCCATCATTTTCTTCCCACGCAATCATGGAACGAACAACGCCGTTCAGATCGACACTGCCTCGCTGCCGCCACCCACCGATAGGACGTAAAGCGTCTTCATGCCAACGCACCAGGTTAATGTCACGCCAGCGTCCTTGGGACATATAATCAGTTCCGTTGCGATACTGACCTTTCGGGATTTGCAAAGGAATTAGTGGCATGGCACCACCTATGCATTCAGAGCAGTAAGATCATCCCAAACACGTTGAGCATGTGCAGCCGCGTCGAAAGCAACAGTTGCATCTGGATCATTTGGGTCTGGGTCTGTCCAGCTATTCGCTGTCGCTTGTGCTGATAGGTAGCTTTGCAAGTCGGCTTGTGTGGCGATTTCTTCGATTGCGTCAGACGTATCCGCGCCATCCGCTGAAATGCCAATCATAATCCAGTCTTGCGGTGATGCAGTGTTGGTGTCCTCTACCGCATACATGCCGCCTGTTGATTGTGGAACGCCAAACTTTAGCCAAGCTGGGATAGTCCCATCAGCTTCAAGTCTGTATTTTACAACTTTATGAGCCATCAGTTTGATCCTCTATTTGTGGTGTATTGGTTAGTGATGTTTCGTCTAATATAGCAAAACCACGGCTTTCTGCAAAGTCGCTAGGGCAGTGCGCCCATTTCTCTGCACAAGCCTCTAGCCACTGCACTGTGTGGTGATGCTCTGGTGCCTTGCCTTGCTTGATTAGCTCGTTTTCCCATTGAAGGTATGAGTAGACTTCCGCTTGCGCCTGCGCTGCGTTGATGCCCAGATCAAACACATAGATTAAGTTGCCCTCGTCTATGTTGCCGCCACGGCTACGCGCTGCGTTTAGAGCCTGTTTCATACAAGTCATAATGTGGTATTTGACTTCCTCACGCTCATAATCTTCTTCGGTCAGTTCATCCTTGCCGATCTTCTTCATCAGGTTTTCATACTGATTGCTAAAGAAGTTTAGCTTGCGAACTGCACCTTCGACGTAGCCACGGGATGACGCGGCTTGCGCTTCCATCTCGTTAATCTTGATTTCTAAGTGTTCACGCTCAAGATCGTCTGTCTCGTTTGACAGCTTGCGCTCTAGCTTTTTAAGTTTGACCTCGTTCTTCTTCATGCGGAAGTAGCCCTCTTGCAAGGCAGACTTGGTTTTCTCAATCTCCGCAAGTGTGTGCTTGATAGAACGGATCGGCGTGATTGCGGTAACGTCCAGCGTCACCGACATCATCTGCGAGTGCGACTTGTAGAAGTTGCTAGACGCTTGGCGTATTGCAGGGGCTTTCTCCGCTATGTTTGCCAGCATAGATTTATATTCAGGCTTCGCCGCTGGAAGCTGAATGTCTATGTCTTGCGTGACTAGATGTGTTTCTTTTGTTGTATCTTTTGGCAATGTCATTCTCCCTATGCTGCCAAGCCGCCGTGTGCGTTAGAACAAGCACCGCCGTTCTTTCTGCCTACGCTTAAATTTCCAAAATCTGTAGCATTGCCAGTTGACGAAATCGTTATGTATTCAATGGTGTCCCTACTTGAGTCACCACCTGCAAAAACTCCACGCCCGCCGCCACTTGTCCCATAAATCGCTGCCGCAAGTGCCATTTGTAAATCACCAAAATCAGTAGCATTTCCCGTGCTTGCAATCGTTACATAGTCAATGACATTGCGTGACCCTGATTGCTCACCACCAGCGAATACACCACGGGTTTCTGATGCACATGCTGCAATCAAGTTGTTTGTTACCGTTCTATCGCCGAAGTCTGTGGAATTTCCTGTAGAAGCTATAGTTACATACCAAATATCAACGATGTTTTCGCCACTACAGATTGCTCTTGTTGGAGATGAACATGCAGCAATTTCTGTATTGTTGGAACTAATAACATCGCCAAAGTCTGTAGCATTTCCTGTCGATGCTATTGTGATATAATCAATAACATTAGTTGATGATTGCCCCCCCATAAACAAACCCCTAGTCGAGCTTGATGCAGATGCACCTTGCCGCCTTGCCAATGTAAGATCACCGAAATCTGTTGCATTACTTGTTGTCGCAATCGTGACATATTCCATCACGTTTACCTGACCAACGCCGTCTTGGTTGAACAATCCTGACACACCTCTTGTTGATGAGCTACATGCGGCGTTACCTTCCGCTGCAAAACTAAGATCACCAAAGTCTGTGGCATTGCCCGTGGTTAATATTTCAATATAATCTATGGTGTTTACCCTGCCGCCTGAACTATCACCAGCAAAGAAAACTGCCCTTGGTAATTGATTAGATTGGTTGGGCCAAAGATTTGCTTTTGTATAAAACAAGGCTTCACTTAATGACCAAACACCACTTGCTGCCCCATTTACATAATTATCATTAGGTTCTGTCGGAGTATCAGTTATAATGTTTCCTAGATAACGCTTAGGCATTATGAAAGTCCTCCGTGGGCGTTGGAACAACCAGCAGGATATGATCTGGCTACAGTCAAATCACCGAAGTCACTGGCGTTGCCCGTTGATGCAATTGTGAAATAATCAATATTGGCTTTCTGACCTGATACGTTGTCAGTGCCGCCACCAAAAACTGCCCGTGAGGAATTGGATGTGCCGCCCATCGCGTATCTAATTCCACTAAGATTTCCAAAATCAGAGGCATTACCAGTTGATGCAATTGTTATGTAATCAACCTCGTTTACAGCAGCAGCACCAGAAAAATTAAAACCACCCGCGAACATGCCTCGCGTCGATGAGGACGCTCCCGCTGGTTCAAATTTAAGTGATAAGAGATCACCAAAGTCAGTGGCGTTTCCTGTAGAAGCGATAGTCACATAGTCAATCGTATTATAGCTCGCTGAAGAACCCTCATTGCGACCACCAGCAAAAACACCTCTTGTAGTGCTTGAACACGCGGCTGGGCCAATTCGCGTCACGGTTAAGTCTCCAAAATCGCTGGCGTTGCCCAATGTGGCAATCGTTATATAATCAATTACGTTCTGCGCAGTCCCGCCAAAATCATTTTCACCGCCGCCGAATATTCCTCTGGTAGAGCTTCCGCATCCGCTGAAAGTTAAACGACCAACTGTTAAATCGCCAAAGTCCTCCGTGTTTCCTCTGGAGACAATAGTTACATACTGCATGGTATTCCGTGGTGTTTGCTGCCCCCCAGCAAAAACACCTCTTGTGCTAGATGAACAACTTGCAACAAAAGTTTTGCTAACAGAAAAATCACCAAAATCTGCGGCGTCACCTAATGTGGTTATTTGTATGTAGTCAATTGGGTTTGAGGTGCTACTACCACCACCAAAAAGCGCAATATCTCCACTCAAAGGCGGGACGTTATCCGCTTGCCATTCTGCGGCATTCTGAAACTGCGTCGAGAGCGACCATACACCGTTATAATTTGGCATTATTGAAGTCCTCCGTGGGCAGATGAACAGCCAGCAAGTTGCTTCCTTCCAACAGTTAAGTCACCGAAATCTACTGCATTACCTGTCGTATCAATTGTGACATATTGTATTACATTGGTATCACCCAAATTCCCACCACCCCAAACGCCTCTTGTGTTTGATGATAATGCTGCCAGTTGATTTTGCGTTCTCACCAAGTCACCAAAGTCAGAACCATTGCCTGTGGTAGCTATGGTAATATAATCAATAGAGTTAAGGAACGAACCGTTAAAGGAACCACCAACTAAACCTCTTGTTGATGAGGAACACCCCGCCGTATATACATAATTAGCAGATAGATCACCAAAATCAATGGCATTCCCCGTAGATGCTATAGTTATGTATTCAATTACATTTGAATAGCCGCCCCTGAAACCACCCGCAAAAATGCCTCTTGTTGGTGAACTAAATGCTGCGTAAAATTCATTCTGCGCAGTTGTTCCATCGCCAAAGTCAGTGGCGTTTCCAGTGCTTGCTATTGTTATATAATCTAAGACATTTTGACTGCTGCCGCTAGTTCCTGCCCCGAACACACCTCTTGTTGAGGAGCTTAAACCAGAAACACTACTTCTTCCCACCGTCAAGTCGCCAAAGTCTGACGCATTTCCTGCTGATGTAAATGTAACGTATTCTATCACATTTGTGTATGTAGTCCCACCACCAAAGACACCTCTAGTAACAGATGAGCATGCCCCTAAGTTTATTCTAGCTGCAGTCAAATCACCAAAGTCTGTAGCGTTGCCCGTTGTTGGAATGGTAATAGTGTCTATAACATTGGAGTATGAACCCGTTGTGCCACCACCAAACAAACCAATTTGCGGAACGGCTGGCGTTACACTTCCACTTGCATCACTCGCCACAGACCAACCAAACGCATTGATAGCCCAAACGTTAAACGTGTAGCTTGTGCCGTTGGTTAGGCCAGTGACAGTGACGGGCGACGACGACCCAGTTGCCGTGTGTGTCTTTGTGCTATCCGTAACGAGATATTCAGTAATAGCAGACCCGCCAACATCTGACGGGCTTGTGAAGCTAACATCAACCTGTTCATCACCAGCAGTTCCGCTGACCCCAGTTGGGGCATCTGGCGCATTAAGCCCGTCTTGGCCTATGAAGCCGCCTTTACCTTTAGCCATGCTCTGAACTCCTTAGTCAGAGATTTCCTCATAGCTGACAATCACTTCCAGATCGTTAGCCGTTCCCGCAGTCACCGTGATGGACATATCTTCCTCAAGGTAAAGTGCGGTGTTCTTATCAACAACAACCAAAGACGCATCCGCTGGAACAGAGATTGTGCTTGCAAGAGAATATGCTGTGCCGCCGCCTGATGCCGCGCTGTGAACGTCTACAGTTACATCGCAAGCATTGGTGCCATCCACGTTGGCTACTTGGATCATGTTGACCTTGATAACTTTACCAGATGATGCAGCGTTGCTTACAAGCACAGTTGCTGATGTTGATGATAGCGCAAGTTGATCTGTCTTTGCAGTGATCGTTGCGACATTTACGATATTAGGTGCAGCCATTTCTATTTCTCCTTAGCCGAACACGATTGCCATAGCTATGGCTTTGCCAGTTGATGCAGCACTGTCTAGCTGCGTTTGAATGTTGGATGTTACGCCATCCACGAAGTTAAGCTCTGCTGTCGTGGCTGTTACGCCGTCCAACAGATTAATCTCTGCCGCAGTTGCCGTAATCGCAGTGCCGCCAATAGAGAGCGTAGAAAAGTTACCAGTTGATGCAGATGCCGCGCCAATCGGTGTTCCGTCAATCGAACCAGAGTTAATATCAATACCAGTGACAGCCGTTGTTCCGTCTAGCAGATCATCAACGCTGTCCCAGTTTGCATTTAGATAGCCGCCCCAAGCGTCTTCATCGCCGCCAACGGTAGGCTTTTGAAAGCTGTATGTTGTTGTGTTAGTCGCCATTTATGCGGCCCTCTCTAAATAGTCTGCCTCTGTCCATGTGTTAGTAGGATCAGCGGCATCCGTCCATATGGTTGTCGGATCATCTGCATCTAGCCACTTATAGCGAGACAGGACGTTTACTGTCAAACTTGCAGTGTCTGTCGCAGACATCAATCTAACGCGATTGTAACTTATATCGACGCTAGATGATAGTGCCACGTTTGCGCGGCCCACAACGTCAATAACCCCGTTCGATACAAACGTAGCCGTTGACGTAATTGCAAAGCTATTTTCACGAACGCGCTGGTAATCAACACTTACACTAGAGCTACAGCTTATGGATGCTGATGCATCCTCTACGGTGTGGTTTTCGCCATAGATGTTTGTGCCGTAATTGCGCAGACCATATCCACTGCGATAGCCCTCTGTCTCAGCATAAACCAAAGCGGCAGATACAACGAGATTTTGCAGCGATGCCGCTACAGCCCCGTCCTTAACGATCTCGCCAGCGGCAGAAGCGGATGAAGTTGCCGCAGCAGATGAAGAACCACCTATAATTCGGTTTGCGTCAGATGTTGCAGTCGCGCTTGACGATACTGACGCTGCGCCCTCTTTTACAACTTCCGCGCCAGCCGTAACGCTTGCAGATGATGTGTCAGCCGCAGCAAAGCTAATGACACGCACCGCGCTAACAGTGGTAACTGCATCTGGTATGATGATAGATGCACCATCCGTTATTGAGCCAGATAAACCGTAGGTATCTTGCCCATATAACGCATCACCGTAATATGCGCGGTAAACAGCCATTAATCTAGTGTAATATCCAGATCACCAGTTGGGATGCGGAATACGTCACCATCGTTAATTGCTTTGGCTGTAGTCAACGCTGAATGCACAATCATGTCACCCGCAGATGATGCAGTCAAAACGCCAATATGCGTAATTGTGCCCCAGTTGCCGCCTGACGCTGCTGGAAACTCAACTGCCGCAGAGTTTGTCGCAGTGTCCGCAGTTACGGAAAACGTGACTGCTGTTCGTGCATAGCCGTTTCCAGAAACTTCGCTAGTCTGTGTGCCTGCATCAGTAGGATCAGCAGTGAACAAACCGATATACCACGCTGTTGGACGTGTTACACTTGTTGTTGTAAACACATAATCCATAACGTGGTTTTCGTAGGTATTTGTAAAAGACATGGATTTCTCCGTTAGATATATCTAGGTGAACCATACACCATTTTGCAGTTAATAACTAGATATGATAATTCTGCGACCAGAACCACCAAACCGTGTGTCGTCTGAGGCTTTTTGCAAAGAAGCTAGTGCGTTCTGATACAAGCTCGCCCA